TACTGCCGCCTGGATAACGCAGCACACAGTTCCAGGGATAGTTATAATAACCGCATGTCCATATTTCTGTGCCATCCTGGTCCCCTGTCTGCGGGTTTCCACGGTTTGATGATGCCTGCACCATCCTGCCATTACCAATGCTCATAGCTGTATGGTTCACATGATTAAGGAGCACATCACCATATATGATGCCACTTCCGGATGCCATATCTACGCTGTTTGTCACGTCCTGGAATCCGCAGGCAATAAACGCGTCATACATATTTCCGGTGTATGATGCCCCCTTATCTTTAACCGGGACACCAGCCTGTTGCCACGCCGAGATCAAAAGTGATGAGCAGTCGTAATCCGGCCCCCAGCGATTGTCCTGTGAATATCCGTGGGAATTATCATTCGCGATTGCGACCGCCCACTCCACAGCATTTTTGATAACCGTCGAGCTTCCGTAAGTCAGGTTTTCAAACCAGTACCGTGCATTCTGACTTCTTTCCTCTAGTGCCAGCACTCCCGGTCTTTCATAGTTCCGCATGAACGCTTCCGCCAGGTATTCCGGACTCTCTACAGATTTTGTAAACGCAGAAAACGAGAAATTAAAAGAGGAAGTGGCGATCCATTGCTGGTTGTTTGCCACTTCCCACAAAATACATTCCAACTGCCCATTAAAATATGCCGTTGTATTGCCGTAATTGTTACCCCAGGGATATCCCCTGGCATCCGCCCATGATGTGTAACCCGTTGCCGGTGTCCACTGCACCAGGCCATATCCGCCTGACATGTTGCCGTAAATAAGGGATTCCCATAAGCCAGGGTTGAGTGTGGACTCACGCTGCATATTTCCGAGTATTCCCGCAATAGCATTCCTGGTCCAGCCCTTATTGATGAGATAATCAGCGATATACTGTGCATTATCTGTCATTTGCGATTGAGACAGATATGCATTGCTTATTATAAGTGCCATATTTTTGTCTCCTTAAAATGTCCCTTCTTTCGTATTCCCGCCTACACAGACACCGCCAGAAAATTGCAAATACGTGCCGTCTGAAAACTCTGCTCTCCCTGTTTTTCCAGCTTTAAATTTTCCTGTCAGGCCGTCTTTATCTGCCAATAACGGATATGAGTTATTGCCGCTGTCATCTGTGCAAACAAAAGAAAACTTTGATGCAGATCCAAAGGACTGGATTGCGATTCCTCCACCAGATACAGCTGTCATGATTGCTGATAACTTTCCATTATTGTAAAATTCAACCCTTTTGTTATTGATTTTGATGCCTGTCCCATCTACTAAATTACTAAAGACCCCTTCTGCGTGCACACCATCCTTATTCCAGGTACCGATAACCTTACCTGACGCATTCAGTATGCGCAGCACACCGTTTACATTGTTTTCCCCGCCTAATGTAAGGGTACCACCCCTCGCCCAGTCGAAACGGATACCAATAGCGGACAGGACATTGACCACAGCATTTCCCTGGCTGTCCATGCCGGCATTCCAGGTCTTCCCTCCATCCGTAGATACGGCAAAGGCGTTCGCTGTCATCTTCCAGATGGTATCTGATTCCTTCAGCGTTGGTTTATTGTGCATATAAAAAATGGTGCTGCCATCCTCCAGCTTTTCCTCCGTCTTATATACACCAAAAGACTGGGTGATCAAACTGGTCAGAGCCTGCACCGCTTTGTTATACTCATTTATCTGTACTTTAGTATTTTTCTTTGCCTTTACAAAGGCTTGTGTAGCCTCTGTAAACCTGGAGGCACTGTTACGGGCCGGTGTTTTTGCGTCACAGGACACCGACTGATAATTACCTATCTGGTAGGTGGTATTTGTAATATAGCACTGATAGGTGTTCTGCTTATAATCTGTAACGATTGCCGGGTCTCCTGCCTCTATGGCAGGGTCTGACAGGCAAGAGATAGACACTGGGCGGAATTTCATCCCTATCAGGCAGCCGCCTAAATAATCAGCGACCGTCTTACCGCTACCTTTACGAATAAAATCATTATCCTTTATCTCCAGCACATAACCTTCCACGCCCGTCATATAAGACGCCGGGGCATCCTGTACAGTGGTGTCCTGCGCCTCAGTCACCTTGATCCCGGTTATCACCACATCATCTGTGGCAACGTTTATGCTGTTTAATGCATACAGATGATGGTAGTCCTGTAAGCTCTCAAATGTTCCCCCATCCAGGCTGTCTCCGTCTGTCCAAGGCAGGAAACTGCCGCCATCTGCACTGTCACCAGTCTGATAAGACGGGGTCCCATCGTCAAACACGCCTCCATCCATGCCATTATGACGTCCAAATACGGCAGTGTCATACCATCCTGACGTCAACCGGCCATATGCGTCACACTTCCAGTAACGGCAGGCTATCTGCCCCACCCATGTCAGCACCTGCCTGAAGGTCAGTGCTTCATCGGCAGGTCGTTCCTTTACCGTAAAATTGCGGTTCGGGAAATCCGCGGATGCCTGTACCACGCCACATACACTGCAGGCATCGGCTACGATCTGCCCCAGTGTAGCCGGATATTTTAATCTGCTGTCTGTATATGGCCGATCAAATTTCGCCATGTTGTCATAAGCTGTGACAGAGATGACCGCACCCGTGAATTTTCCCGGCTCCGCCGTGTATATGCCCTTTGGTATCCACTCGATCTTGTCCTCTGATAGCTGCAGGCCAACCTTTACATTCAGTTCTGCACCCTCAAAATCGTAGGTATTATATCGTCCGTCTGTATTGTCCAAGCTGTCTGTACTGGATACGCCTGTCTTGATAGTCAGACCATCCGACATCAGATCCGCATTTGTCAGCACTGTCTCTGTCCCATCCGGGAACCGCATCACTGTCCGTACATGAAATATCCTGTCCTGTACAACAGCCCGTCTGTAATCCATACTTGTCCTTACCATGCCATCACCTCTGTATAATATCTACCGTAACACTGCGGTACCAGAATATCCCGTCCCCCAGGCGGCCTATCTGTTCTTTGGATATGGTCCCCCGGTATACTTCTATCGTCACATTGATACCGTCATCCCGGAAGGTAAAGGGGAAAAATCCAGCAACCAGTGTCCGCTTGATAAGCGCTACATCTGATTCCGGGAGCACACCCCATTTGATACTTACAGTCTTTTTATTCGCAACCGGGTCTCCGACCATCGTCCCGTCCATTGTACGGCCCGTGTCGGAGGTCCATATGATCTCGTCATTAACCGTAATGGAGACGGGTGCCGGCAGCACCACGCCTCCTGATCTTAAAATATCTGCCATTTATGTCACCTCTACCGGATTCTGACGGTACTTTGCATTTTCCAGCGCTCTGTCAAGTGCCCTGGCCAAAAGTTCACCATCCACAAAGAATCCCATTTTTCCGACTGCGGCGATGAACCTTGTCACCGCACTGTTGACAATGGCTTCCACATCTGCCTTAGATAACCCGCTGCCGCCTACAGCCCTGACCGCTTCATTGGCCATAGCCTGCAGTTTATCTTCGGGGGCCACTATTTCACCATAATGGCGGTTATCGCCTATCATAGCAAGCTGTGGCGTATTGGCCTTTACAAAGCCGCCCTGTGCCAGCTTTGGTATCTGCGGCACTTTGATGGACGGGAGCCAGCCAAAAGGCTTCAGTCCCATGATATCAACCTTTTTCAGTCTTTTAAGAGCTGAGTTTAATCCATCAAAAGGTAGTTTGATAACTTTGTTGATCCCGCTGATCAAGGCATTCACGACTGATTTCAGACCATTTAAGATTCCGTCCTTTATACCGTCAAATACCTTTCCTCCCGTCGAAAATACGTCTTTTACGGCTTTCCACGCTGCGGAGAATTTATCCCTGAACCAGTCGGCCACGTGGGAAAAAGTATTTTTGATGCCACTCCAAATACCCGAAAAGAAATTCCCAACACTGGAGAATGCGCTTTTAATCCCGTCAGATGCAGATGTAAATTTCTGCTTAAACCAGGAACCCACACTTTTAAAGGTATCAGCAATACCAGACCATAGCCGTGAGAAGAACTCTCCAATCTTTTTTGTTACGGAATCGAACCAGTCTCTAATTCCACCCCATATCTCAATAGCTTTAGCACTTATTTCATCCCAATGTTTATATAAGAGAACTCCTATTGCAATTAAAGCACCTATTATTAAGATAATCGGGTTAAATCCTGCAAGCAATTTGACCAGCGCGTTTTTTAAACCTCCCGCTTTCATAATTGCCAAAGTCATATTAGTTGCAAATTTCCCAACAAACTCATTTAATCCTGATATTAGCTTTCCGAATTTCCATGCTGCAAAAAAAGAACCAATGACCAGGGTAATATCCTGTACATCTTGTGGGTGTTCTTTACACCAGTCGCTGAACTTCTGCAGCGCTCCATTGATCTTGTCCCATACAGCCAGGAATACACCACCAGCCCAGCTTGCAAGTGGCTGCAACACAGTATCCCAAAACCACTGAAACAATGGCTGCAATGCCTCCAGGATATGATTGAACACTTCTATCGCTATTGACAAGGTGTCAAGAAAACGCGGTACTATCTCATTGGCTGTCCATACTCCAAGTGGCTCCAGGACATTCTGCCAAAACCAGAGAAGGCCTTCACCCACATTAATGGCGAACGGTGCCAATGCGTCCCACAGTCCACGCAGTGCCTCGTTGATATCATCAAACTTTATGGCCATCAGGCCCTCATTCAAAGCATCAACAAACCCCGGAATGCCTGTCTGGAAGAGCCAGCTTGCAACTTTCCCCAGAAAACCACTGAAAAAATCCCCCAGTGCCGTCTGAGTGAAGCTTCCTAACTGTTTAAGTCCTTCATTCCATAATCGTTTGAAGGAATCAATGGTAGGCTGTATATTCCTCTGGATCTTCTGGAACATTTTCTGGAACTTGGAATCTAACTGGTCAACAACTGTGTCACCCTCAGCCAGATTCCCATAATTGATATCCATGCCTTTTATTGGAAGGTTTCCTATTCCTCCAGCAGCCGGGTCAGAACTGCTCTTATCCTGCAGCTTATTGATCTTGTCAAAGCCCATCAGGCTTCTGGATGCCTTCTCCGCTGCCTTTCCTATACCCTCTGTAGAATCTGTCAGGGAATCTGCTGCGCCTGCAGCCGCCGACAAGTCAGACGCCGTATCCTTAAACCCAGATCCGCCTTCTGCTTTCTTTCCTGTCAGCATCTCCGTGAATGACTTAAATGCCGATGCTACAGTCATCAGCTTGGCCAGTAGCTGATTCAACAACTTCAAAACAGGGGTCAGGACATTTATAAGCCCTTGCCCCAAAGTTGCCTTTAGACTGTCGAACTGAAGCTTCAGGACCCTGACCTGGTTAGCCCATGAATCTGACGTCCGTACAAAATCCCCGGTTGCCGCCGACAACTGGTCCTGCACAAACTGGTACCGCAGGGCTACTTTTTCCGCCTCGCTCATGGCCTGGGTGGTCTTACCCCAACCGTTTGCCATTGCATAGGCATCTAGGGCGTTCTGGGTCATTACGACGCCTAAATCCTTTAAGGTCTCAGTCTCACCTGTAAATACGGATTTTAATTTTGTATACGCTTCGTCCTGCGAAATGTTGTAAAAAGAAGCCACATCGCCCGCCAGTCCTGTCAGTGTAGTACCCATATCGTAGGCTTGCTGCTCCGAAAATCCAAAAGCTTTAGCCATCGCGCCGAATGTACCAGTAAACTGCTTCGCCATTGTCTCTGACAGTCCAAAACTGGCCGCTGCCGACTGAGCGAACTTGTCCACCTGGGCTGACATATGCGGAAATGTAACATCTACGACATTCTGGACCTCGGCCAGGTCTGAGCCAAGCTCAATACAGGACTTGCCAAAATCCACAAGTTTTTTAACAGCGAAGGCAGACGCAAGGGCTACACCTGCCTTTTTTGCCAGGTTTGTGATGCCTGACATCTGTTTTTTAAATTGATTCTGATTTACAACCAGGTCAAGACCGATCTGGCCTACACTCTGTGCCACATATACCACCTGCCTCTTTTAGAGGACATCGGCACATGGGCACTACTTGTCCTGATTAATCTTTATCTCAAATTCTTTTTTACAGTGCCTTGCCTGGCACTTAAAAAATACGCCCCGGCATATTGCATCCGGAATGTACTGTACTTTCTGCTCATGCCCACAATAAGGGCATTTCACTTTCATTTTTTCAATTATTCACACCTCCCGCTGCATAAATAAGAGCCTGCTTCATGGATTCCAGAAATCCCTCCATATTCTCTTGAGACATTGCTTTTGCCCTGCGCGTCCGCCATTCCATTCTGATGCGCTTCTGCTCCGGGCTAAAATACTCCAAAATTTCCGGGTCATCTTCGGCTCTGATAGACACAATCCGGCCAAGCGGTGTATCGGGTCCCAGACCAGACAGCATGTCTTTAAATTCATCCCATTTCATTTGGGGCAGCTCCCGGGATAAACGTAACCCGTACTGCGTCTGAAAAGATGATATGATAAGTCCAAAATCATCTATCAAGTCGT